ATCTCTTCGAGCAACTGGTAAGACATATGCTTGCTGATTCGGTCGGCTCTTTCCTGTTTACTGCCGTCTTCATCGCGACCAATGACCTTGGCTTTGACTACGTCGTTACCCCTGATTATCTCCGGATATGCCCGTGCGTGGAACTGGATAGCCCCATACGCAATAAGCGGGTATTTCACGTCGGCACTGTTCGGCCATGGCCCGTCACCGGTGGAGGCTATTTGCATAGCCAAATCAAGCCCGTCTTGCGTCTGCCGTTCCCAATCTTCCCGGCTTATCAAATCCGCTTGCCAGTCTTCAACGACCTGTTGGCCGAGACGTGCAAGCTGATCATTGGTGAACTGATCGGCCATATTCGTGAGTCCGATCCATTTTTCTAGTTTAAGTGCCATGTCAGTAACCGCCCCTGCGCGACTTTACAGCGCGTTCTTCTTCGTGATCGTCGTCATATCCGCGTTCGTCTGGAATTTCGTATGCCACACACATCAGGCCGAATGAGTCGGCCCCATGTGAGTTACTTGTTACCACTTTTGATGTGTGAAGTACATATGCATGGTGGTGATCTACTTCAATATCATAAACATCTTCAGCCGGATATTCTGCGACACTCAGAACGGTGACGCCCGTGGTACAAAGAATGTTCCGACGGTGTAAATAATCGTAAATTATCGATGGTATTATTGGATTTATCGTAGTCAATATGGTGGATAACAAACCCTTCCGGAATAGTTCCCTTGTAAAACTCCCATACAATCCTGTGCATATAGGTTGTGGTACCTGTGGACTTTGACCCGTAATATCCTGTTTCGGGTATTTGCCTAAAAGTAACACCGTTAAATTTTTGTGCGGAATGTTTTGCTTCAAAATATTTGCCATTTTCCGCATGAGGGCGGCAAATCCAATTGTCCAGTGTGAAGTCGTCCCAATCGCCATTAATCGGGATAACAGCGTACGCTTTTGGAATTGTACCGTTTTGTGACTTCCATAGTTCTCTGTGCAAAAAGACTTGTTTGCCCCCGATTTGGCTGGCGTACAATCTGCGTTTCTCCCAAAAACGGTATTTAACTCCTGAAAACATTCTGTAAACGCCCCTAGAATCCCTCTCTTGCTGCCCGACCATTGTGATACCTCGTTTTCTGTAAGTAGAATAGTCCCCGGCTTTATTTTATAAGCCTCTATAAGACCGTCAGCGGTAAAAAACTTGTGTTTTTCGCTGCATCTCACATTAACACGATTGGGCAGATTTAGTTGAATTATTTTTTGCTTTCCAACTTTTTTAGCAACTAATATTTTTGGATTTAGACCGCAAATTGAAACTTTATCCCCCGGAATAAATTTCTCTATTGCTTTATATCCATCAGGAGTCTTTATCAGCGTACCTGCTGGTAAACATGCCCAGTCATGTTCCGGGCCTAACCCTATGTTGCGATTATCGTCTTTTTTTTCATGATACCATCCAAGAGCGTCCCGGCCCCCCGATGTTGATTCTTCATCGAACCATATCAACGGGAAGCGCCGACGCCCCGCTTCAATTCGCAGCGATGCTGCCCCTTTGCCCTGGTTTGGTACAACTGTTACATCATACCCGGCTTCACGTAGAGCGGATTCATAGGACACAGAATAAACTCTGTCCTGCGTTGCCCCGTCATGAGGTAACCAAAACTCAGCACGATCAGGCGTATAACCCTTCGATCTCAACCAATTGATATGCGTCGCAAGTGGTTGCCCTACCGACTCATAGTAATCCCTAGTCCTGATCTCTCTGCCGACAAACTGTGTGGGCCACATGGTAAAAGCGTCAGCTCTTGCACCTGTACCGCCGATATCACAAAACAGGCGGATCTTCATCAGCGGGTCAAATGCTATCCGTGTGATACGGCCTTCCGTTTTTGCTTGAGTCAAACACTTAGCGTAATAGGCGCCGTCTATCACTGAGACATAGCCACCTTCCCAGATGTGGTCGTATTGGTCTGGCTGTGTCCGCATACAATCGAGCCGTTCTTGCTCAAGCTCTTTAGGAAACCACGGGTTGTCACGCCAGTTTGCGCGAACTACAACAGCGCCGGTTGGCAGTTGCGGCCCTCGCAACATAACATCAACCGGGTCTGTTTTCCGGCGCGGGTTCCAACTAAACCAGAGTTCTGAATCTTTTGCTCGAATTGTGGGGCGTAACAGATTGAGAGAGTGAGCCGTCGCGGTCTGGGATTCCTCCCACCATGCGCGTTTAAATCCCTCTAGTGATTTGATAGAATCGGCGGTGTAATCATTCATGCCCTTGAATATGATAAGCCCATCTCTGGGCGTTGTGATTACATCGCGGAATATTTTGAAGCCGTCGGCCTCGGTAAGTTGAAAATCTTTTATCTTGGACTCAATTAGGAGTTTTGATGATTGCGCCAGGTCTTTTTGAACTTCTCGTATGCAGACTGACCGCAATCCCTCGCCTGATTCGCCTGGTTCAGCAAGTGATTGCTCAATAAGCATATCAGCAAACACCACTGATTTTCCGCTGCCCCGGCCTCCGAAAGCGCCTTTGTATCTACTCGGTTCTAATAGCGGCAAGAATACTTCGGCAGTCGGTATTTGCAACGTTCGGCGCATTTATTGAACTGGGGGCTTTACAATTGTGCGCTCCACTTTGCTGATCTCGATCGCGCCGGAATGAACAGTTTCGATTTTGTCTCTCCAATCCGCTGGCCTACGGTTTCTGAGCCACAACGAAGCCGCTTGAGTATCAGGTGGATAATGTTTCACGGTAGGCACAATCATAGCCGAACCTTCATCATTAAATATTTTGTCTTCTGGATGTGAATACCCTTTTGCTCTATGATACAACGAATGCGCAATTTCTGCGTCCGCAAGAACCTTGCCTCGCGTGATGGACTCAAGAAATTCTGGATGTGCTTTTTTCCATGTATTCAAAGTCTGCTCAGATACACCGAATATATCAGCCATTTGTGCATCAGTAGCACCAAGTAAGCATAGTTTGTAAGCCTGATCTACATAATCATCCCTATAGTCTGTAGGTCTACCCGCCATTGTGTTGCATCCTTAAATGGTAGTCTTTGCCCACCACCAACAATATTACATCTTTGGCATATTCCCGCATGTAATGCGTCAAATACTCATTGATTTTATCACAAGCCAATACTAAAACAGGTTTTATCCCTGTTACATGCTGATACACAATCCCATAAAGATGTAACTGTGCAATTCCCGAAACAAGACTTGTGACAGCATTTGACGATGGTGCTTTACACTCTATCAAATAATGTGATTTTTCTGTAACAGCAACTATATCCATGCGAAATTTTGACCTTTGACGCGGACGATTTGGGGGATATATAATTTCTTTTTCAACGGAATATGCTTGTTCGCCTAAAATAACATCAATGTTATCTATGATATGGCTTTGCAAATCCGATTCATTTTTAAAGTCGGTATGATGGTATATCAATTGTTCTATCTGGTTTTCCATGTACGGCCCATCTTCGTACTTTGGTCTTCCTACTTTTGCCATATTACATGGTTCTCCGCTTACCGGTTAGGGGAAGGATTGCAAAGGAAAAAGTGGTTTCCTTTGCGGTGTTTTGATGTTTCGTTGCTGTGTTAAAGTCAAAGCCGTTCTCGCTCAGAAGCGGAACTCAACGGCCTTTTAATACATATCTTTATTCATAAATAACATATATGTCAATATCACTTTTTGGGTAGGTATCAAGTTGCTGTTATTATTCAAGTCTTGTATTTATTTTTTTCTTGACAAGCCCCTCCGCAACGAGGGGCTTTTTGTTCTACACTCTCCGCACACCGCCACTGCAATAATGTACATCCCCTCGCGCTTGAATACGTGGTGCAACGCTTTTCTATCCCGGTGGTATCTGCACACAACCGGCGGTGGTTTAATTGCTGGCATCTTCTATCTCCTGCCATCCCCAGTCTAACCGTTCAAACGCAATATCCCTGCAAATTTCTTCTTTTTCATCTTCTGGCATGTTGCGCCAGTATTCGTCGCTAAATCCAAACTCGACTTGTATATCCACAATTTTAGTCTTGCAACTATGAATATTTGCCCCGCTATCACACCATACTTTAATCTTCATTTCTAACCCCTCCGATTTGTTACCCCTGCCGTCGGTATGCCCACAATAGCAAAAACCACGCCACGGGGCTAAAAAGTGCCTTCTACACTATTTTAAATCATCCTGTAGCTTATCCCTCAATTGTTCCAGCCTATCCATGATATGCCCAGGTGATATCCCCTGTTCTGAGCAGATGGTGTGGGCGAGTGATAGCCACGGGGCATTAACCCCATATTCAAACGCTGCCTTTGCATCACTCCTGTCCCAAATTGATGCTTTCGGGCTTTTCACATTTTCTGCTGCCCATTCGTAAAAAGTCATATCAGCACTCCCTGTTCATCTTCAATCATCCGGTCAATACGTCGCAATATTTTAGCACAATGGTTTTCGACTTGATGTCTCATTGCGTGTAAAGCCATCTCTCTTGTCGAATACAATTTTATAGGTTGCTGTGATGTCGTTTTATCATGTTGCCCTATCCCATGATGTATAAAAGACGAACATGCCGGGACCACCCTCGGAAAATCACTTAACACCCCAGATGGTAAATATCCTATTGAAAGTTTTGCATATGAGTCAGGGGGCATTACGTCCGGTGCAACATCATCAGTCCACCGTAAAGCTAATTTAGTTTTCAGTTCTTCAACCATCGCCATTTCTTTTTTATTCATATCAGCACCCCTTGTATTTGTTCCGTTTCTTCAATCCCGTACAGTTCTGGGTA